CTAAATGTGCAGCAAAATCAATTGCAGACCGTGGACCTAAATCAGATGCAACAGCAAAAATCAAGCATCAGTCAGACCACGTGTTGAACACAAAAAATGTTGTTGGAAGGTTCACTGTATTAGATGAAAGAAACATTGATGGAAAAGAAGTGATGTATTGTGAATCATTCATTCCTGAAACTACAAAAGGAAATGATGACCTTGTTAACTACAAAGAAGATATTTATGACAATCATTCAATTGGCTTCAGATATAAGTCATTGATTTGGGCAAGTCCTGACAGTGAAAATGAATTGTCTGTTGCTGCTTGGAATGAGTATTTCCCTAAAGCATTAAACCCTGAAAAGGCTGAAGAACATGGTGGTTTTTGGGTAATAAAAGAAATTGAACTATTTGAAATCAGTGTTGTTTCATACGGTGCAAATTCGTTAACAGCGAACTTGACAGGAAAATCAAAAGATGGAACAAACGAAATCAAACAAAATCTGATTGCAAGATTAGATGATATAAATGCACAACTTAAATCAAACGTGGAATCTAAGCAGATGCAATCAAACTTAAAAATGCAGATGCTACAGATGAAGCAAATAATCACCGACTTGAATATTATTGAGCCGTCTGAAAAGGACACTTTTAAAGCAAAGAAGCCGTCTAATATTGACACTAATGATGTGAAGGTCAACAAATTTTTAAAAGTAATTAATCCAGTAAAAAACAATTAAATTTTATCAAAATGAAAAACTTAAATTTATTAAAAACATTAATGGTTTTCGGTTTAGTGTTGTTCGGTGGAACAATGTTTGCTGAATCATTTAATGAAATCGGTAACGGAATAGCATCACTTTTCGACCTTAATGGTTCAATTGCAGATGTTTTTTCAAATGGAATACACATTGGCGGTGCTGCTTTAGCAAGTGGACCTGCTTTATTAACAATCAAAGGTGATGTTTTCGAAATCAAATCACCTGAAGAACTTGCGAAGTTGAATGAAACTGAACAAGAAAAATACATGGCTGAATTATTCGAAGCACAAACAAACACAATTTTAAAACTTCAAGAAGAACTTGAAAAGAATGGTGCAAAAGGTGGTGACAATGAAAAAGCAATTTCAGAATTAAGAAATGAAGCATATAAGTCTATGGAAAGAATTATGAAGGCTCAAGGTGCTGAAATCGAAAAACTGAAAATGGGTAACATAGAAATGCCACAGACAGCAGGTGTTCAAATATCTAAATGGTTAAGTGATAACCATGAAGAATTGAAATCTATTGCACAAAAAGGTTCAGGTCTTATGGAATTAACTATAAAAGCACCTGAAAGTTTAACAACAGGTTCTGCAACAAACCCTGATGGAATTCCTGAATTAATTGGAACACAGGTTGCACCTGCAGGAAATGTGAACTTAATGCCTTCTATTGTTGAACCATTAGTGACAACAATTGCAACTTCTTTGGCTGCTTATGCATACACTGAAACTGTACCAAAAGACGGTGATTATGAATTTATTGCAGAAGGAACAATCAAGCCACAAATTGATTTCAAAATCGAAACTAGATATGCTGAACCTGTAAAGGCTGCTGCTTATGAAGTTTTAACAACTGAATCAGTTCAAGACATCAGAGGTATGCAATCAATAGCAAATGACTTTTTAAGAAAGAAACATGCATTGAAAAAGCAAAATGGAATCTTGTTTGGTGACGGTGTTTCTCCAAATCCAACAGGTGCAACAGTTTATGGACGTGCATTTGTTGCAGGTTCTATGGCTGCACAAGTTTCAGACCCAAACATTATGGACGTAATTAATGCCTGTATAACTGATATTTACACAACACACAACTATCAAGATGAAACGCCTTACAAAGCGAATCTTGCAATGTTGAACCCTGTTGATTTCTTCTTGCAGTTTGTTTCTGCTAAAGATGCAGATGGAAAACCTTTATTTCCAACAGCAAGTTTATTCAATAGAGTTGTGATAGGTGGTGTTACAATCATACCTTTTGAAGACATACCTGCAGGAAAAGTGTTTGTTGCTGATTTAAGCAAGTACAACATTACAAACTACATTGATTACACTGTTAAGATTGGATGGATTAACGACCAATTAATCACAAACCAATTCACAATGGTTGGTGAAAGTAGATTTCACGCATTTGTTAAAAAATTAGATGAACAAGCATTCATTTATGATGACATTGCAACTGTATCTGCAGCTATCTTAAAGCCTTAATATAGTTTAACCTCTATGACCCTGCATTGAAAAATGCGGGGTTTTGGTGGTAAAAGACGTTAATAACCAATAACACAACATTATGTATATTTATTTAAAACTAACAGAAGACCACAAGTCAGGTAAATTTTTCAAAGATGATATTTTAAAACTTCCTAAAGCTGCAAAAGATGCTTGGATGGCAACAGGAATAGTTGAAGAATCAACAAAGAAAGAATTTGACAAGTGGAATGCTGACAAGCAAAAAGACATTCAATCAAAAGCAAAGGAAGCAGCAAAAGCACACTTTGAAAAAGTTGAAGCAATGAATGAAAAATCTAAACAAGCAAAGCAAGAAAATAAAGAGAAACTTGAAAACAGTCAAGTTCAGGAAGGTAAAGAAGTAAAAGAAGATGATTTGGGAAACGAATCAAGCACCAATTCAGACAATGGTGGAAATGGTGCGTCAGAAGATTTATTGTTCCATACATTGACTAAAGAAGACATTGAAGAAAATTCTGAATTAACAGAAGGATTCAATGCAGGTGATGAAATCGAAGTTGATGAACAAGGAACTTGGTTGCTTGGTGAAGATGAAAAACTAATAAAGAAGTAAAAACAACACAACCCCATCATTAGTTTGGTGGGGTTTTAATACTAAAACAAATGTCATTATACATTGCAGAATCAGATTTACAAGGACAGACCAAGGTTGCTAAAGACATCTACACTAAAAGTGAGGTTCAGAAGTACTTGGACAAGTTTGAAGTGCAATACCTTCAAGACCTTCTTGGTTGTGAATTATATGATGAATTTGCAACTGATTTTGCAATCTTAGGAAATGAACCAACAGACCCAAAGTTTGTTGCCATTTGGAATGCATTCTGTAAAGATGGAAATTGTGGTGACATTAAAAGAAGTCAAGGAATGAAAGAAATGCTTGGTCTTTTCATTTACTTTGAATACCTACGTGACCAATTCGCAAAGAACAACATTGGTGGAATGCAGAAAAATGAACAAGCAAATTCAACAGCACTAGATTCACAAGGAACAAATGTTTATACAAATTACAATGAAGCCTTGGAAACATACTGTTCAATACAGTGGTACATTACCACAAACCCTGACAACTATGATTATGACAATTATAATGGTCAATATCAAGAAATTATATCAATGTTTTAAAAGATAAATTATGAGTGCTAATATAGAAATAAACTTCAATTTTGGTGATGGAACAACACATGATGCTTCTGTTTCTGAAATTTCTGAACCACAATTAATTTGTCACGATTACACTTGGTTATTAGTGCCAAAGTCAAGTGGACTTGATGCATCACCAACCTATTCATTTGAAGTAAGTGATGACAATATCAATTGGCAAGAATTCCAACCTGAAACAAAAGATGCTGCAATTGACCAACCATTTCAGAAATCTGATTTAGCAGGTTTATATTTTAGAATTAATTACAATGCACAAACCAACACAACAGGAACAGTTGCATTCACACTAACAGGAAAAAAGAACTAAGATGCCAAATTTACCTGTCATAGACTTAGATGCAACAGGCGGTGGAAACTCTCAAGGGTCTTCCTATGTTGGAACATTTCTGAATTATTCAGATTTAGTTGCAAACTTTCCGACTGCAAATTTTGGTGACTTCGCAGTTGTTGAAAACAGTCAGGGTACTGCGTGGCTTCCTTGGACTGTTGGTGGTACTTATTACCCTGAAGGCACATATTATTGGGATGGCACAGAATGGATTTCTAATGTTGAAGACATTGCAGAAGAACTTCAAAACATAATTGACAATGCAAACACACAGGGTCTTCCTGATGTTCTTGCCATAGAAAACAGAACAATTGGAAATGATGTTGTATTCTCAAACAATGACAGGTCTGTTGCAGAAAACGGTGGTAGCTTTCTCGATTTAAGAAGTGGACCAAACTATGCTTTTGACGGTGTTGAAGTTGGCGGTTCTGTTGCAGGTTTTACATACAATTTTGCAGGTGACTTGACTTTTGCTTTTTCAATAGGAACAGAAGTTCGTGTCAGAAACACACAGAATGGTTCAAACGATGGTGTTCACACATTAACTGTTGCAACATTTGATGGTGTTAATACAAGAATTCAATGGTCAGGAATTGTCACTGAATTGTCTTCACCTTATGGAAGTCTGATAATACCTACAGACGGTTATTCTACACTTGGACAAGATGAATATAAGTTTGAAATACAAGATTTAGGTGGTGGTTTTACAATAACAACAATGTTAAACAAACAAAGTGAAGATGCATTCACTGAATTTTATTCTTTCTTTGGGTATCAATATATTTGGGCATTTAACACAGAAGATGTTGACCCATTAAAACACAGGCGTGGTGGTTTCACAGTTCACAACACATTGGGTTCAAGTGGTGCTGTCACACTTGGTGATGTTGATTCACCTGTCACATCAATGGGTGTCAACAGGGTTACTTTTGCAATAGATTCAAAAAACATTGGTGTTGGTGGTGCGAAATATATTTTTGCTAAGACAGATGAAGCATTCTATTCAAGAAGGTTCATCATTAACCATGAAGGTGTTGGAGTTGATGGACACACTTCTGAAACTGTCATTGATTGTGTAAAACCTACAGCCGACAGAACTTGGTTAATACCTGACAAGTCAGATACATTTGCAGGGTTAAAAGATATTAGTGCAAGTAAAGGAAATTTCATTAAAGGTATTCTTGATGTAGCAACACTTACTGCTACTGTTGATGATTGGTCTCCTGCTGGATTCGATGCAGATACGGATTTAATTCGTGTAGATGTTAATGCAAACAACAGACAAATAACGGGTATTATTGCACCTGCTGTTGGTGTTAATAGAATTTTAGGTGTTAATAACACAAATGGTGCTTCATTCGATATAAGATTTATGCACAATAATGGTTCAAGTTTAGCACAAAACAGATTCCTTTTGAGAGATAATGGTAATAAAGCAATTAAGCCAAATGAAACAGCTTGGTTTTGGTACGACCATAGTGTTCAAAGATGGAAACCTTTTAATAGAGTAGGATAATGGCAAGAAAATTTTACAAAGAAGATAACGAGTCAATACCTGCAATAGTTTATGAATTATCGCAACCTGTTGATTACACAGAGATAACAGATTCGGAAGAATTAAAAAGACTTTATATTGGATTATACAAGCAAAGAGAAATAGACGGTTTAAATTATTTCGATGATTTTAGAGCAAGTATAATGATGGATATAATTGCAGGAACTTATACAGAAACAGAGGTTTTTAATTTAGAAACTCATATTAAAAACTTGCAAGATGAGGTGATTTTAGGTAATTGGCTGACTGCACAAAACACAAATAACAATTTAGCTTTAAGTGGTATTTATGACCAAGCAATGAAAGACGAAATACAAACATACATAGATGACTATGTTCAAAATAATTATTAAGATGACAAGCAAGATGCTAGACACAGGAAAAGTTTTAATTGTGACAGCAAGTGCAATCACAATTGGTGAAATTGAAATTTCCATTGAAATCATAAAGAATTCATTAACAATTGCATCAATTATTTTGGCAATGTCTTACACTGTATGGAAATGGGTACGTGATATAAAAAAAGGAAAATGAAAAAATTAACAGAAATACTAAAATTAATCAGTTCGATTGTTGCTGTTCTTGCAATAGTAATGGCAATTTCAAAACCTCACATTGAAGAATTCATTGATGAAAGAATTGAACAGCAAGTGATTTCACCTGTTGTTCTAGGAAAAGCAATGAACAGTCCTTTTATGTTAGATTATAAACAGGACCAAAAGAGAGAGTGGGAACAAATCGAATTGAATAAAGAAGATAGCAAATTAAAATTCAGCTACAGTCTTGTTAATAAAACAGGAATGAACAAAGATGCTATGTCAGACACCCTTGCAAGTATGATAAAACAACACTGCTTAAATAGAAGATATGTGACAGAAGAAGAATGCATCAAGAACACTAAAAAATATTGCAAAGCACGTGAAAGACACACAATGTTAAGAAACTAAAATGCTAGATGTTAACCTACATACAATTAAAAGTGAATTAAGCGTTGGATTGATACGTTTGAATATTGTCTATCCAATGACAAAGAAAAGTCATTTCAGGCTATTAAATAACCTTTCTGTGACACTTTCTAATGATTCAACTATAATCATTCCAAAAGACTTTGAATTTGATGGTAGTTCAGCACCAAGATTCTTATGGTGGTTATTCCCTTCTTATGGTGATTTTTTCTTTGCAGCCTTGGTTCACGATTGGTTGTATCAAAACAAATACATGTCAGAAGACCTTGGTGACAAATATGCACAAAAGTTTGCAGACAAAGAAATGTTGATTTGGTCCAATAGAATCAATGACAGACATTTTGGAAAGATGGTTGACAATTATTGCAGATATTATTCAGTTAGAATATTTGGAAAAAAAGTTTATAAAAAATGAATCAGTTAACAGTTGACATATTTCGTGACATAGTTTCTTCAATGACTGCAGATGTAGTTGTGACAGATGTTGTCAACAATGGTGATGGAACATTCACACTTTCTTCTGATTGCACTTGGTGGATTCGTCCTGAAGAAACACATTCAATCGGTGGAAATGATTATATCATCACAGACTTCTTAATCAACCAATGGATTAAAGTGAAGCCTGATGGACATGCAGTTGTTCCAACTCCAACAACAATTGTACTTGATGCACCTACATACATTCACGGAACACTGAAGATGGCTGCAAATGAAGTCAATGCAGAAACTGACAAAACAAAATTATGTCCTTTCATTTACCTGTTTGAAATAATCACAGAACGTGACAACAATGATGAAGAAAGTATGATTGACCGTGAAGTTGAACTTCGTTTCTTCTTCCTTAATTCTGTGAATTCAGGTGATTGGTTAACTGAACAGCATTATCAATATTTCGTTGCACCAATGAAACAAATGGTGAAACTGTTCTATGATAAAATAAGAAATTCAAAATTATTCATTGACAATGCACGTCACGATGACACAACTTTGATAAATGTTTCTGAAAATGGAACACAAGAAAAGTCCGTGTTTGATTGTAATTTGTCAGGAATTGAATCAAGAATGTTTGCGGAAATCCGTGAAGATTTGAGTTGTATAAATAAATGTAAATGTTAAATTAAAACCCAAAAATTATGAGTATTGTATGCGATTGCAGTAGTTTAGGAGGAAACACAGGAACACCTACGTGTTACGGAGTTTTTGACGTTACTGTTAAAGTAGTTTTGGTTAACTACTACAAAGCTGATGGAAGTATAAATGGCATTGATTTGTCAACACTTTCTGCAGGTGGCACAGTATTAAGCCAAACTGATTGGGATGCCTTAACGAACAATGTAAGTTCACAAGAAAGGTATTACCCAACCCCAAGTTTAAAAAATGTAGTTGATGAAAGAGCAGAAGACATCACTGAAGAATTTGAAGACACAACAACTGTTTTCATTCAGGATGGTGCAAGAACTTTCACAGGACTAATTGTTGCAGGTGACCCTATTATGTTAGGAAACTTACAGCAATGGCGTTGTGTGACTGCAGGTGCTTTCTTCATTGACAAGTCAGGAAACTTAATTGGAAACTGTCAGCGTGAAGGATTCCTTGACCCTGTATTGATTCAAGATGAATCATTCAGTGCTATGTTTATGAAAGGAACTGACACAACAAAACAGAAAGTTCAAATGAGTTTCACAGTTGACACATTGATGAATGATTCTGACCTTGGAATGATTGAAGCTGTTAACATAACTGCAGACCTTAAAGGGTCACGTGGTCTTGTTGATGTAGTTGCAGGAACTCCAAGTGGAATTTCAACAACTGAATTCACAGTTCAATTAAACACAAAATATGGTGGTAAATTAAATCCAATAGCTGCTGAAGGACTTCAACTTGCAGATTTTGCAATGGCTGAAATCAGTCCAACACCTGCAACAATTGTGATTTCTTCTGTGACTGAAAGTGCAGTGACACCAGGTCTTTACACTTTCACGTTCCCTGCAGAATCGAGTGGTGATGTCTTACAAGTTACGAACACAACGGTTTCACCGTTAACGAAACAGTATGACTTAGCACCGTTCACTGTTACTATTCCGTAATGGCTGAAGGGAAAGCAAAGGATTTACCAAACAAGGTTTTAACTTTCGGTAATACACAAATAAATTCTAGTTCATTAGGGAACATGACAAAAGAAGAATATTTGAAAATGTATGAAGGTAAAATCAGTATCGGTGCTAAAAACACATTGAAAGATGTGAAGAAGTACCTGAAGAAGTAAATTAACAAGGGGGTGGAATTCAAACACCACCCCTTTTTTAAAACAAGAAAAGATGTCAGGAAGGTTTTTCATACCAATGCGAAAGGTTCTAAATCAGATTATCAATTTAGATATTGACCAAATTGCATTTGATATTGCAAGGACAGACACCTTTAAAAAGCTAGTGATTAGTTTGAACACTGAAGGAACACCAACATCACAATTGTTTGAACTTGGTGAAGATTCAACAGGAACAAAACTTTCACAGATTGGTGGTGATTATTCACCATTCACAGTGCAGGAAAAGCAAAGGAAAGGTCAACCGACTAACAGAATCACACTGAAAGACACAGGTGATTTTTACAGGTCGTTTAATGTAGTACCTTTCAAGGGTGGTTTCAGAATTGAAGCCGACACAATAAAAGACGGTGAAGACCTTCAAGAAAGTTGGGGTCAAAACATTGTCGGACTTAGTCCACAAAATTTGGAAATAATTATAAATTTTTATAGAAATGCGGTCCAAGAAAAAGTCAACAACAGAATCAAAGCAGCTTGATTGTTTCAGGTCAATTGATTCTTTGCCTATTAAAATATGGTTTGACATTCACAAAACAGGTGATTTTCGTTTGCTTTTGAAGGAAATCGTGACTATAAATGCAAAACAATTTCAAGAATTGTTTGAAGTTTGGAATGAAATTTATAATCAATATATTGAAATGTTTGGTCTGTCTGAAGAATTTCTTGCAGACCTTAATCAACAGGTTCAGTTGGCTAACTACAAAGCAGAATTTATCATCACAGGTGACAGATACTTCAAGACACTAATCAAGATTGAAGAAGCAAAGATTGAGTTTGAAAATAAAGGAAAAGGTGAACCAATGGAACTTGAAATGCTTTTGGCAAAGATGTCAAAATATTATGGTTTCAAATTAGAATCAAAAGAACTGACAGTTGTTCAATATTATTCATACTTAAAGAACGTGAAAAATGGCTGATACAATAAAAAATGATGACATATTTCAACAAGGACTGTTCAATAAAACTGTTGAAGAAGCAAAGGCACTTTTAAAAGTTCTTAATGAATTAGAACAAGAATTCAAAGATGTTGCAAAAGCACAGCAACAGATTATAAATAATGAAGACCAAAAGACAATTCAAAGTGTTCAAAGAACTAAGAATGCTGTTCAGCAATTAAACGAAGTTCAAAGGAATGCAATCAAAATAGAGAATCAAAAGAAGTCTTTATCTGATAAATTAATTCAAGCTAATTCAAAGCAGAATAAACAGATACAAGAATTAAGGGTTCAGATTCAACTTCAAAACAAAGCAACAAAGCAACTGACATTGGAAAATTCAAAGGTTGTTGGTTCTTATGCTGCACTATCTGCAAGACTAAATAGGATTCGAAAGGAATATAAGAATGTTGCAATTTCAGAAGGTGAAGCATCAGCAAATGCAACCAAGTTAAGAACAGAAGTTCTGAAGCTAGATGCACAACTGAAAAGAGTTGATAAAAGTGCAGGACAATCACAAAGAAGTGTTGGTGCATACGGAAATGCATTTAGTCGTGCAGGTAATTCACTAAGAAGTTTTGCAGGTGCTTTGGGAATCAC